TGGACTGACCAGAAGTGGCGCACTTCGGATGGAAAGCCGTCCAAAGGCAAGAAGCGCTACCTACCAGACAAGGCTTGGGATTCATTGTCACCATCAGAGAAAGCGGCTACCAACCGTGCTAAAGCAAAAGGTAACTCTGAGGGTAAGCAATTCGTAAAGCAACCCGATAAGATTGCAAAGAAGACCAGCAAGTACCGGAAGGGAGGTAACTAGTATGTGTGCAACATGTGGATGTGGACTTAAAGACAAGAAAGACCCTGGTTTTGGAAAGGGTCCCGCCAAGGGTAAGAAGTCAGCACCTTCCAAGAAGCCAGCACCTGCCAAGAAGGCAGCTACCAAGAAGAAGTGAAGTCACTAGTTACCTGCAGTTGTAGGTAAAAGAAAAAGCCCCAGGAAACCCCTGGGGCTTTTCTCTTTGTGTCAGAAACTTTTACAAGTTTGATTGATGCTCTAAAACTACATCCATGATCTGCTTTAGAAGCTCTCTATTCATAGAGAACCCAAGTTCTGTTCCATCGTTGAACATCAGTAGAACTGTGCCAACATCAAACTTTGAGTTTGGTTCCTTAACAACACCCCCTGTTAGGGCATTGATAGCTTCTTCTTTAGTCTTCACATCAAACCCAGCATTTGCTGCCATACGCTTAACCGACACTGCTGGCATCACTTCTAAAGTTTCTCTGTCAAAACTTCTCGTGTCTAGATCTAGAAGAGTGTCAATGTGCGCTTCTGCATTACTCTTTGTAATAATTTGCATTTTTGATGTGTCGTCGTTGTTGTTTGAAGACACAATTAAGTCGGAGTCCTCAACAACGATGGGAACCAGCCCGTTTGTAAGCTCCAATGATTGAATGCCCATGCTAATTGCTGTTGAGGCAAGGAACAAGGATCTCTGAGGGTTCTCCTCATCCCACATGATGAGCGCAGCGCTGTCCTCATGTTTTGTAAGGCACAGCATGATCTCTATGTCTACCGCATCGGCCTGAATTATTTCCGTGGCTAGCTTTTTAATTGCATTTGGTAATGGGCGTCCTTCCGTAGACTCAACTACTCGGTAGTTAGCTTTATTGTCAATCATCCAGTCATACACATGCTCAAGAGCTGGCGATATCTTTTTGGTGCCGTACCAAGGAATGATGTACTGTGCGTTACCACTGTCTGACAGTGACGCCACGATGACTTCTCGAGGAACATCTGACGTTCCTAAAATCCCGTAAGTCGAACTCTTACTCAAGTTAGCTCCTATCTAATGTTTTTTCTGTAAGTGGAGTCTCCAAGAAGCGTTAGTAATCGGAGAACTGAGTGAACTGTACCAGATAGGGCAGCTACTGCAGCACCACTTACAAAAATATTCTCTACTTTCATTACTACACATACACCATACGAAAGCACTAGGGAGGCTAAGAGCTTCACCCATGGCATTGCCTCTTTGGGAAGCAAAGAATCAATAAACTGCAATATCTTGTACACAGCTAAACTAGTTATGAGTAACTCCATATCATTCTCCTGGTAGTTTGTCGTATGTAAAAGTGTACTTGTAAGTCGGTATCTTTGTTACATAACCAGCATTGTTTGCGTAGTACCCATTACTATACAAGGTTCCAGACGATATGGACTCTGTAACAGGGATAATATACTGCAGAAGTCTGTCTATAACGTTCTGTGTTTTTGCCCAGTTTGACGAGAAGACTGACTGAGAATCATTCGGGGTGCCTTTCCATCTGTAGTCAGATATCGACCCAGTAGAACCAATTAACCATCCGCCCCGTACGGTGTTACCATCAAAGTATTCACCAATTATGTTTCTTTCAAGAAGAGCGTATTGGAAGTCAGAGTACGATATGGAAAAGCTACCAACGATATTTTCAAATTTAATACTAAGAACGGCGTTTGTGTAGGTAGTAACACTGCTTGGAACTTCTAATCTCCAGTATTTCTTTCCAGCATATTCCTGAGAAGTAGTGTCGGTGGTTATCAAGTTGGCTGACCCACCCGATGCCCCTCCTGCAGCGTATAGCGCTACTGACAGAATAGAATCTTCTACGTAGTCAGCAACATTACTTTCTGCTGGCACTGAGATTGAGAAGTATAGGATGTCCCCACCTGTTACTTTTATGTATTTGGGGCTTCCCGGAGAAGCAGTAGAAGCTGTTTCTAAATAAGAGTAGAGAGCATTGGTAGGATCTGGAAAGCTTACCCATCGCTCTGTCGTGGCTGTTCCAGAGCTCAGAGTAGCTGTGGGCGTGGCTCCACCGTCATAAGTAACAGTTTGGGTTTGACCCACTACACCAGAATCATACGAGATTGCGCTGTTACCAACGGTGGGCTCACCACCATCAATACCCGACGCAATCCCATTTACAAATGCTGGGTCATAAAGAAGGTTAGCCCTTTGAGGGTAAACACTAATAGTCTTTAAGGTATCGTTTATTTGAACGTCAGCCCCACACAGGGCTTCGAGGTGTGCTTCTACCGAAGACTTAGACCCCGCTCTCTTTTTTAGTTTAGAGAAGTTAACCAAATAGTCTCTAAGTCTCTGAGATCCAATGTCATTAGTTCGTAGGGTAACTCCTAGATCCTGAGCGACATAGTTTAGTAATTCCTCATCCGCTACTAACGGGTCTCGCATCGATAGGGAATGTCTAAGAGTTGACTTTATTTTGTCTAAGTCCCAACTAAATACAGACAGAAACTTGCGAAGATCCCCAGAACTGTTCTCATCCAAAGCTCGATAGTGCTCAGGAATTTTTGAGTAAAGATCTTCCAAAGAATCTTGGTCAACCGGTAGAAGTACTGGGATCTTTGACACGATCTCATAGTAGTCATCACCATCATGTGAGCGGTACCTAATAAACATTGAGTAGTACGCCCAGCTACCAAATACTGGTGTATGCACATGCTTTTTTGAATCTCTAGTTTCAACTAGAACAATACCCTCTGAGATAGTGTCTGGGCACCCGTAATTAGAGTACACAATTAAAACAGAATACGGTTTTACTAAATTTGGATTTTCTGCGTCTGTATCATACAAAGTAAGATCCCACGTAAGGGTGGTTTCCTGATAGTTAGATGCCACTGCTTCAAAGTACGCTGCGTTATACAGAACGTTACCAACAGGTACAGCTGTACCAAGTGTTGGTCTATCTTGAACTCTGTCACCACGTATGTATGCTGCTGAAGCAGAACCCGTAGCACTAGCAGATCCCAGTGATGCTCCAATACCACCTGGATAATACTGTAGATAAGAACCACCACTTGGTGCAGAGCTGCGTATTACGAAGGATTTGCGGGCCATTACTTAGCTACCCATCCCTCCAGCAAACGTCAATGTTATATTGCCCTTTCTGAGAATATGTGTAGGGTCAAGCACCGAGTTTACTACATTATTACTACCTTTTATCGAAAAATCAGATATTTCGATGTAGTCAACCCCTGTAAGATTCATCAGCAATTTGTATACATCTCCCTTACGGATCTCTTTTCCAAAGTCTGCATTATCAAATGTAAATAACCCATCAATGGCGTTTCTAACGGTTGCTTCAACCCAGCTACGGACGAACCCTTCGGAAACTTGTATAGACGCAGCTATGTCTAATCGTTTTAAAGTTACAGTACTAGCTGCTACAGGTGTTACACCAATCATACTTCTTGGGGTCAACTTTTCTATAATGTCATTTTTTAAAGTTGTTGGAACAGTTATTGAGTAACTGGTGGTAGTTAAGAAGTCACTTACAAACGGTAGTGCGTAGATTGTTACCGACGCTCCAGCTGAGCTGCCGGAGGCAGACGGGGTATACGAAGAGATAGCTTTATATACACCAGAAACCGTTTTAGCAAGGTCTGCGTAGTCCTGTAGAGTCACAGCTCTATCCTGTGCGCGTATTGATGAGACAATATTTGACTTTAAGCTTTCTGCGGTCTCACCATTTGTACCACTGGTTGTGGCTGTAGACGATGAGATATTAATGTAACTTGGGTGGCTTTCTACAAACGAAGAAATTAGGTTAGCTCCTAAATTGCCACTAACCCCAGAGCTTCGAGTGTAGGAAGCCGTTATTACAGATCCAGCTGGTGGAACAAATCCGTTAATACGGTTACCAAGGCTAACTTGAACTGTTCCAGAAGACGTTAGTTTAACTGTGAACCCTCTAGATCCGCTAGACATGTCGGATATGTCAGGGTACTGTAGGTAGGGTACACCTATACCGTCTTCTGTTACTGTTAGCTCTATTGAAGAGATTGCTGGATCAGTAGTAGTTAGGATATACGCCTGATTGGGAGAACCGGAGGATGAGGTGGTTAGCACGTCGTTGGTAACTATTTTTCCTTCAACGACTTCAACTTCTTCTGTAGCTCCTGGAGCTATAGTTATAGCGTTTGTGGTATAAAAATTATAGTTAACATTGTCAAAGTTTGCACGAAGTTGAGAATTAATAGGTAGTGTATACGCAGAAGCACTGGAAGTGTTTGCTATGTATACAGAACCTCTTGCAGACTCACGCCCACTTGGCTTGTATCCAAACATATTGGCATATGCTAGTAAGCTCTCTCTTTGTGTTGCTGTGGATATGAAAGACTCCCTACCGGTGCGGTCAATGTAGTAGTGAACTATGTCCCCGATATACGACCATAGATCTACAAATAACATACCAAAGTCAGACGTGTCTCTGTCAGTCCAGTCTGGTGCTACCGTAGAAGCTCTAGCAAGCAAGTCTTGGCGAATAGTACCGTAGGTTCTACTTGCGTAATTAAATGTTTGGTCAGATGGCATAAGTTACCTACACGATCGTATCTTCTGTAATTAACCCAGGAACAGCCAGTTTAACTCTCCCAGTCCTATAGTTTCCTAATGGTAGTCTATATGTAACATATACATTTAAAGTTGGGTCATCACTAGTCAGTGAATCAAGGTCAAAGTTCATATCAATTATTTGAGCACCCGACACCTGGCCTTTTAAGTCATGTATAGCCTCTATTTTAGCATCAGCTAAAATAATTTCATTAGGTGTATCATTTACAAGTAGCTTGATGTCGCTGCCAAACGTTTGGTTTAAGATTCGTTCGCCACGAATTGTGGTTAACACAGCCTCTATTTTTTGGTTGGCGATAGTACCCTCGTCCGTTGTGGAGTTTACTTTTCCACCTACGAACGAGAACGGAATCTTTATAGATTTCATGGCTACTCCAAACTATATACCAATATCGATATTTGCTATAGCGTAAACTTTATTAAAGTTCTCACCTTCAACTGCAACAATTAACTGGTTACCATCAACAGGTGGCCAATTAGCTGCTGGGTTCTTAGGGGTGTGTAATGCTATTGACTCATTTGACCCAAGAACGCTGGGTATCTTTACATACACGCTGTTACCAGATACCCGAACCACCAGGGCCCTATGCAGGGTTATATCTGAGCTAGGCATACTCATACACCCTAGCTGTGCTAGCAATCCACTCTTCATTAAAACTCATCTTGTACTCCTGTGGTGTTTGAAATGTAGTGACATTAGAAGTGTCAACAACCTGATTAAATTCCTCTGATTTTGCCAGGATTAACTCTGTTACATAGTTCTCTGATTTAACAAAATGAGTTACATCAGATATATACCAGAACCCGTCGAACTTTGAGTCAAATCCATCAAGGTAAAGTATGCCACCAGGAACAGCCCCTCCGCCATACATTACGTTAAGTTTTGCATTGTAAATTGAGTTGTACTTGTCGTATGAATCTATAGTTCTAACACCCTCTTCTAAAGAGTTAAGAGATAGAGTAAGAGGTTTTTTAAATAGTTTGGGTGAGTCAGTAGATCCGGGAAAATACTCAGAGGTTTCGTCCAATACTACATGTATGTTATTTTGTGAATCCAAAACAGTAACTACATTTCGACTTCGGTCTCCCGAAGACGAGATTTTTCCTAGGGTTGCTTCAAAATTAAGCACGTAGAACGGTCTATTTTCTTGAGTCCTATTGCTAGTCATAGCTCTATGGTATGACGAGGCTCGACCAGTAAACTTGCTTCTGTCCCATAGATGAAGGTGTGTTCCGTGTAGTGAAAAAGCCAAACCAAACTTCTTACAGACTCTGTTTAAAAACGACCAATCGCTTTCACTTGATTGAACCAGCCGAATAGGCTTATAAGAATCCTTAGGGTAATCAACACTAAATCCATGAGTGTCTGATATAAAAGTAACGATCTCTGTAAGTGATGGGGTTTCCCATACTTTTGATCTTACTTCTTTCATAATCATTGATGCCCCAATGCAGTACACTTTCGCTAGCTGTATTGGGCTTTTGTTTATTAGACCGTCTCTTGCGTTGTGCATTGGCTCAACATACGAAACATACCCAACAAACTGTTGTGATGTCCCCACACCCTCCCCAAGGGAAAAAGTTACTGGTACTCCTATGTAGTCAGTTACTGCGGCTGCTGGAACGCCAGCCATAGTTACGATTAGTAAATCGTGTTTGTTCTCGGACAATGAAAGTTCGTATTCAATAATAGACGTGTGGTCTAGGGGTACTCCGTGTATTTGGAATCTGCAGCTTGCAGAAAACTTGTTTATAGAAGGGCCAATCATATTGGAATCCTCAGTGTGGTACCAATTGGTATTCTATCGGGCCATTCAACTTGAGGGTTAATATCTGCAATTTCCCAATAACGAGATTGATCCCCTAAAAATCTGATACTTAAGGACATAAAGGTATCTCCAGCAACGGATGTGTACACAGAGTACCCACTTGCAACAAACCGGGTTCTTGAAGCAGTTTGCCCGGAGCTATCTAATGAGTATCTATCAGTGGAAAAGTATTTTGTCTTCATAGTTTATATTGGCAAAAGAGCCAACCCTCCCCAGCCCAAGTTCAATGAAGTTGTAAAACCAAAGTCACCACCTGATTTAACTGCGGTGTTTCTAACTCCACCTGGAGAAGCCTTTTTATAGACACCAGCTGCTGTTTCGATTTCATACGTAATTACTGCGTCAACTACGATTGCAAAGTACTTAGTACTTAATCCATGTACGTTGTCTACTAACTGTAGTAGAGAGTCTAGCCTATCTCCACCACTCTCTGTCGTTATTAGGTATACCTCTTGCGGCATTCCAACCGCTCCTCTAAAGTTTATAGCTGGGCCGACCCATCTTGGATTAATATTTTCAACTTTCGATGATATCCCGTCGTAATACAGCTTTTTTGTGTTACTAATAGCTGTGTTTACTGAAGATGCTTGGTCAGGGTAACCGGTTAGGGCGCTATCATAAGCCGCTGCAATTCGGGCGTCTACTTCATCTACTACAGACTTGTTTTGGGAGTTTTTAGTACTAGGTGTTATTGGACTAGAGGCGGTATTTAAGCTGTTTGAGTCATCGTTGGCGGTCTTCATGTCCATAGTCCAGTTCTGCGGATCTTTAGCGTAGTCATCCCATTTATCCGCTGTGTCAATGTCTTTACGAACATAATATTTACCGACATACAAACCAGAGTCTCTAACATCTTTAGATAACGCAGAGAATGGGGTTTTCCCCATCTTAGTATCAACAAATGTTTGTGCAGCTGATTGGGTTGCAAATGGACCAAAAATATGTGCTACTACTTCAAAAGAAAGCTTTGGGTTAGATGACTGCAGTTTTTCAAATATATCTTCTTTTATCTGTTTTTTGCTTTCTTCGCTAGGGCAAATTCTCACAGATAACTGTGGTTGGAAATGCGGGGTTCTGTCTGTTAATGGGCTTTGAAGCATGTATAGCGGGTCGTAACTCTCACTACCACCGTTAACAGCTATGTTTGTTTTAGAGCCAGTTCCAGCTGGTGCTCCCGCGTAGTTTGTAATCGATGGACGAGTGTACCAAAACCCTTTGGTAGCGTATAACCAAAGAGGTTGATAAGCGTAGCCAACTGTAGTGGGTATGTTATTTAATATAGAATCATAAAGTTCAGTGGAATACAGACCTGATGCAGAATCACTAGGTTTGGTTATTACTCTAGGATCACTGGAAAACCCAACCGTAATGTTGGGAACAGCTGAGGACAGCTCGGACCCAACAGACCCTAACTCCCTCTCAGCAATTCTAACGTTTTCTGTATTTTGTCTTGCAGTTTCATCAAGCTGCTCAGTTATAAATGTTTTTGCTCTAGCAAATCCAAGATAAGTAGCTTGCATAGTTATGTAAACTTTACACTGAGTAGGGATCATTTTTGTACTAAATTTAGTAAACAAAACTTTTGTACCCATAACAAATCCATCGACCATAAACACTGGTGAAAATACAACACGACATGGTTGGGGAATTAAGAAAGCTGAGTTCCCTACGTTGAAGTCTGCCATGAATGTATTTATAGATGACGATTCGGGGTTAGACACAATGCTATTTAAGAAGTTGGCGGTTGCTGCCGCATTAGGGTCGTCACCATAGGTGTCTTCTGATGGGTCTAATAGAGTTTGGTTTGCCTTAAACTCGGTAGTCTCTGAGTTGTATTGCAGGTTTAAAGAGTTGTAGTTTTTTATAGCAAATTGTCTAACGTCATTCTTTAGTTTTGCCTGCTGTGCTTCAAGCAACTCTTCACTTAAACCTTGACCTATAATTGAATACAGAACACGTAAATCATGAAACACCCCCACGGTTCCTGGAAGTTTAGAGTTAGGAAGTGGTTCTCCACCTTGAGAAACAGTGCTGTACGTGGATGAGTTAACTTCCATTGTTCTGTCAAAAATTAGCTCAAAGTTGAACATTGCATTGCCAGCCATTGGCTGTCGCAGCTGGTTTGGATCTTGAAGAATAGGCAAGTACATGTCTTTTCTAGCTTCAATTACGTGTTCGATGTCTTGGGGGTTAAACTGAAAGAAGCACCTAACATCTGGGAATTTTGGTTGGTCTTGTCCCAGGTTTGTCATTAGGTTTCGCATAAACCCACGTGTTAGCGTAACACTTTGGTTATTGGCATTAGACAGAGAGCCTTGCCCAAGTCCACTAAAATCAGAAATTCTAGCAACGTTCGTTGGATACGAAAATGGTGTGTTTTCAACCAGTTGATTATTAGTTACTTCACCCTGTCTGACACCGGGGGGTAGTTGGTTAAATAGTGAGTCCCTGCTTATCTTGTAAGTCATACTTACGCTCTCCTGATCTTGTCAAGATTTGTTTCTTGTTCTATTAACTTTGCAATCCTCTTTGCCATTAATCTTAAATCATACTCACTTATGTTCCCTGCATTACCAGTTGTTTGCAAGTTTATTACTGGTGATATAGTAACTGTGCTGCCTTGATGGACAACCGAAGAAGTACCAGACGATTGAGACACTGGCATAAGACTTGGAAGTGATACTGGAGAAGTTGAGCCACTACCTGGCATCTGAGGATCACCGGCAAAAGTAAATATATTTCTTGTACCAAGGTCCATGCCAGATAGAAACTTTTGAACTCCGGATGTTCCGGTCATTTTAGCCGCATTGTGTATAGTGTATCCAGAATCTTGTGATCTTTTAACGTAATTATTGAATATTCCTAGCATTGTTTGCCTACCAACTGAGGATAGGACTGCTCTTATTTCGTCAACCGTTGGGTTGGTTTTTGACAAAACGCTCATTAATGCGGAGTTATTTGTCCCTAGATGAAGCGCTGTGTATTCAACACCCTGTTCAAAATTATCAAAGTTTTGAACAGGGTGGCGACCATTGATGTTATAGTTTGTTTCGACTCGTTCGTACCCAGTAGTAGGATCATAACGGTTATTGCCGGAGACTACGTTCATTGGGTTGTATGATCCACCAGTACCTTCTTTGTCGGACCATGATCTAAGTAACATGATTTTTTCAGGAGTTATGGTGTAACCCCACCTTCTAAGAAGTGCCTCTGAAAACTTATTAATGTCAACACCAAAACCAGGTCTAAACGAATTTGTATAACGAGCGCGTCCACCAATGGCTACATGGGCATTAGTGTTTGCTTGCTCCATACTTAAACCGGTGGTGCCCAAGAACTGGCTTAGTGACATGTCTTTTGTCCAAGCAAGCTGTAGGTGGTGCTCTTCCCCTTCACCTGAAACCAGATTGAACCTCCATTTGTTATTACGTACCCATGCTGCGACACGCGGATCAGACATGTCAATGTCTGCCGCCATACCAATTTCGTGCAGCGAAGTACCTGGTACCGCAACTGGGGGGGCACTGTTGAATGGCTTCTTCATCCAGTTAGCGCCGTAGAATTGTTTAACTTTATAATATTTGCCGTCGTAAGAGTCTTTGTACTGTGTTACACCTGCAGGTGCTACTTGATACCTCTCTAAGAAAAGTTTTGCTTGCTCATCAGTAGACCGCCTACCACTGACTAGGTTAATATCTAGTCCGGCTTCTGCCATTGCTCTGTCTGCCATGCTGTTTACGGCTTTCCTTAGCGCCCTGTTCAGTTCTTTAAATTCACCAGTGTCTTGAATCGTGTGCTCTTGTTTACGACTGTATTGAGTTTCAAGAAAAGTGTCAGTGTAGGTAGCTGCAAGTCCAGTTCTAAATTCGTCAAATTGGCCAGGAGTCCAAACCGCTACTGGAGGTGATTCTGGTATGGCTGGGGGAGCAGCAGGAGGTGGACCAGCAGGTGTACCAGCTGGTACAGTAGACATACTACTCCCAGTAACCGGTGTACTAGAACTACGTGGGGTCCATATTGAGGACGAAAAATCATCGCTGGTATTTGGGTCGCCTAGTACTTTGCCTAAACCACCGAGAATAGCTCCACCAGCCAACCACCCAATTCCACCGGTAGCGACACCTAACCCCAACATTCCGATTCCAGCAGCTCCTGCCATACCACCAAGAAGCTTTTGACCAACTCTTCCACTGGTTCTTGCGCCAATTATTCCTTCCATTGCATGCTCAAACTTAGCCATCACGTCGGTAAGGCGTTGTGTCTGACGTTCTAATTTTGCGTAAGCATCCGCCTGGTCTCTATAAAACTGCTCTTCGCGCTTCCCACGACGACGTTGAGTTTCCTCAGCTTCCATAGCAAAGGTATCATCGATACCCATAAGCTTACGATCTTCTTCTTTTGTTGGATCGTATGTGCCTTTTCCACCGCGCTTACGAAATGCTGCGTTTGATTGTGCAAATCTAAGAACCTGTTCCTGCATGTCGCCAGTAACACCCATTTGAGATAGTGTTGCACGCGATACAGAACCTGGAGCCATAGCCGATGCGGCGAGCTTGGGGTCCATTAGTCCAGCTCGCTTAGCCATGCTTTCAATCAAAGATTGAGCGGACCGTTGTTTACCACCAGGCCCAATTAAACTCATACCAGTCATCATGAACATTTTGTTGACTGTTTCTGGGTCAGCCATACTCTCAATAATCCCAGTAGCTCCAGCAGCATCCATGGTAAACCCGCTAAGAGTTCTCATCATTTCAACGCTTCGGGCCTGACCTGCAGCATTTATACCAGTCCTGGCCTGTAGGTCCAGCATTTCGTTAATACCGTTAACTCCAAGTTTATACTGGGTTAGTGGCATTCTTAGGTTGTTCATTACTCCGCTTTGGCTCATGCCTGTGAGCTGCTGCATCACTAGTGTGCTTTTATCTGCGGCTAGTGAGTACCCTCTACCAGCGTCAACACGCTTGTCAATTGCACTAACAATTTGTGAACCAAGACTTCCAATTATTGTTGCTATGTTTCCTGCACCAAGACCACCCGCTCCCACCTGAGCAGCTCCACCAATTACCCCAGTTCCACCGGAACCGAGTACCCCCGGAACGCCTGGGAATGTTCCAGGGTTAGCTCCTCTAAAAAATGAACCTGCTACCCCCTGTAGTCCAGCAATACCAGCTGGGGCACCTCCCGCAGCTGCAACGGCGTTTGGTGCTGGTGTTACAGGTGCTGGGTGACTTGGTTTGGAACCTGCTACTGGAGTGCTGCCGACGCTTAGCTGTCCACCACCAGCACCGCCCCCACCTCCACCTTGACCCCCACTCCAATGCGCGGATTGGTCGTACACTTGTACGAGACCCATCTCCTTTAGTTGGCGCATGGCCTTCACAGCCTGACCCAGGCTTGTCGCTAGGCGTTTACCTTCCTCAGACGCTTTTTTAAGGGCTTCCGTAATGTTACGTAAGTCGGTGGTGTCAGCGTTAATACCAACTTCAGCCTTAGCCATAGACTGAGTTTCTTTTGAAACCATTTTCTGGATTTCATCATCATTTGCCATTAACCACCACCTCCATCCGTTAGTCGCCACTTAGCCATACGAAACCAAAAATCTCTTTGCCGGACACTCATGTCCCGTATGTCGTTTAAACTAAACCCTTTGTAGACAGAGGCTACGCCTTCGTATTCCCAGTATATACTTTTTAGATTAGGCGAGTAAAAGGGATACCCAGTCGATATTGATGTTTATATCAGCGCCACAATGTACGCACTGGGTATTCACCTCCCCAAGCTTGGGCCCTACTTTTGGTGAAAGTAGGGCTCTTAGTACTAGGTTTCTATCGTTCATAGATAGGTTCTTAGCCCACTCTTCGTTGTACAGAGAATCTCTGTGATCCGGCCAAACAACACAACGAGAAATTAAAATTGTACTCTGTTGAGCTGTTGTTTCAGCTTTGCCCATAGCAATGTTGTCGGAACCAACTGGGTACTTAAACTTTACCTTGTTGCCATTTTTGAATGTTACCTCAAATGGCTCTCTCAAATTTCCCTCATATTCTTGAATTGGGAAGTCTTTGTCAAGTTCAATAGTTATCAAGTTTGGTGTTTTACAAGCGTTACACGGGTAGTTAAACGTGCGCTCAGGACCATAAGTAGCTTTGATAATACCCAACAAAAGGGTGTCTCTGTCACCGGTAATTAATTCTTCAATCAACGCCTTGTGGCCTTGGATCAGGGTGTCTCCAATTCTCACAGTAGCTCTGCTGACCAACTGGTTGACGTACATTGCGTACGTTATAGTTTTGTTGCTTTCAAGAGAAGCTAAAAACTCCTCATCCTTGCCAGTTAGCTCTCGCACCTCTGCCGTTGTTTGCCATTGACCGGTATTTGGATTTATCAAGCCCCTATGAAGTTCAACAATAACTGTCTCTGGTGTAGCTATTGATGGAGCGGGGTCTTTAAATGCGTGGTCTAACGACTCAACTTCTATTGATTTTTCCAATTTGTTCTCCTTATTTAGTTAAATCAGTTAACGCTTGCTAGAGCAGTAATATCAGTCTCTGTCCATGCAAGTTTAAACCCCTCGTGGTGAACAGTCAATTGTTGTACAACAATCCCAGAGTCACCAGCTGAGAGGTCACTCAGTGTGTAGGCTCCTGGCCAGCAGTTGAACAGTTTAATTCCAAGACGAGGCTTACCAAGGTTGGTTGCTGCTGAACTAACAACCCCAGATTCCTGGTAGGTTCCTACTGAGTGTGGGTGGTCAAAAACCCGCACCAAAATGTGGCACCGATAGTCATTTCCGTTGGCAACTGTTGAGTTTGAACCCGAGTTACCAGCGGCCTGGTTCCAAGAGTGAATAAACTCAGACCACTTCCAGAGGTGGCTTTGCTCAGCAATTACACCACGACTGAATGTTACTGGTCCAAAGTCGGATTGGCCGACTAGCTTATGTGTGTGGGTGTTCATGCCACCCTCACGGTAACCAACCATTTGGTGCTGGACTGAAACACCAGTCATAGCAGCAAACCCAAGATCTCCAATGCCGTTAAGGACAGTAGCGAGTCGTGTGTTACTAGTTGGTTGAATTTGTACTTGGAACTTAAAGTTCCTTACCGGATCTGTGCTCGCTGAACGTGCCATTTAATCATCTCTCCTTATCAGAGTGTCTCTGTTGCGTTTGAACCACCGGTCCATTGGGACAGGTTTATTACCACAAATTCGGCTGGATATTGCAGGGCAACACCAACCTCGATATGTACTTCACCATTATCAACGGTTACAGACGTGTTGTTTGACGCATCACAAATTACGTAGTAAGCCTCTGAAGCATTCTTGCCCTTAAGACCACCTTGGCGCCAGAACTCCCCAAGTAGTGCAGAGACAGACCCAGTAATCTGGTCCCAAAGTCGAGAGTCGTTTGGCTCAAACACAGCAGACTCAGTACCTTCTTTAAGAACTTGTTTCAAGTAGTTTAAAGTTCTACGTGCAGAGATGAACTTACCAGGAGCTGCCTTGTCTAGAGTGCGAGCTCCATTGATAATGATTCCACCACCAGGAACAGTCTTCAATACGTTAACGTTGTAGGTTGAGTAAAGCGTACCTGTTTGAGCTTCGGTAAATGAAGTACCAAGGCCCAGTGAGTTACGAACAGTAACGTTGTACCCAGCTGGGCTCTTAGCTACGTTGCGCTCAATCTCGGTGCGAACATACACTCCAGCGATTGCACCACCTGGTGCAGTTGCCCTAACTGCTCCCGGTCCAGTCTTAGAGGGGTCAACCATGGTTAGATGTGGGTAGTACACAGCTCCGTAGTTTGAACTAGTGTAGCTTCCTACTACTGAACCACCAATGGTAGACACATCAACAGCGGTCATGTCTGGGTCGATAATCACAAAGGAGTTTCCTCGGGATTCTGCCTTTGCAAGGAACTGGTTAATAACAGTTGCTGAAGTTTTATTAACGGCGTTAAGTAGTAACACACCCTCTACTGAATCAAGCTGGCCAAGGGCCGTCACGTAGTCGGTATCCTGCACTGCGCTTCCGTTTGAACCACTTGCAAACGTGGTTGCTACTGAGTTATATATCCAGTAAGCGTTGGCTACAATTCCTGAACCAGCGGCAACGTTTGTGATGTAGCTTGAGTAGTTATTAAGGATAGTAACAAAGTACCGACTACTAGCGATGTCTGGAGACAGATCATTCCATCTCTCTACTTCTATACCACTCAACTTAACTACCAAGTTAAATGTAGGCATAACCGTTGACGAGGCTGCGGTATTTCCGTTTGAGAATTCAAGGGTAAGGTTGTTACCCCAAGAACCCTTGCTCTTTGCAGAAGCAGTAAACAACGAGGCTGATGCTTGACCAGAACCATTGGGATAGTAGGCAACTGTGGCTGTTGCGGTTACAGCAGTGCTACCAATAACTCTGGTGATCCATGCGTCTCTACCACCGTTTGCAAAGTAATGGTAAACAGCAAATCCAAGATCAGAGGTCTGTGAAAGATCACCATATAGTGTCTTGTACTCAGACCATGACTGCACTAGGGTTGCGGCTGAGGGTCCTCGAGGTGCTTCACCAAAGAAGGCAGCCGCTGATCTTGAGGTTACTCCTCTACGCACCTTCGGCAAGAATGCCGATTCGGATACGTATACTCCTGGATTCTTATATTCAGGCATTTAAAACTCCTCTGAAATTTGGGGTGTTAGGGTGTGAATTGCCGTATCGTTATCATATATATTACCAACTACAGATGCTACCTTCTTGACAGGTGTTAGGTCTGTTGCAGCTATCTCAGCGTTCATTTGTATTGTAAACATCTTTCTAAATATGCGTTTTCTATAACCAGATTCTCTGTCCAATAAGTCAGACGTAGACCACGACAGTAAATCAAACCTTCTAATAGTACCATCTTCAGGTATTTCTATAAAGCCCTGCCTAAAGGGCACTACTCTGCGGAGTATTTTACTTGAAAGTTGTCTGTCGTGTAGAGCACTTCTGGTGTGAGTAGTTATTTGATATACCAGGTTAACTGGTATAAACGAGTGTACAGATAAAATAGTAGAGTTATTAACCATAGAAGACATTTCAGATGCGGTCAGTTCTGATGGGTAATAATTAATGTAATTAGACTTACTTGATGCCGAAACGCTATTGCTGTAATACAGCGTAGTTTCAGACAGCTGTCTACGGGTGTCGTGGGACATGCCCACCATTTCAACAGTTATAAACGGATATGCCTTTTCGGTTTCTCCCTCTGGGTACCTAAAGAACACCTGAACTGCTCGGTTGGCGTCTCTGTCATCAGAAACAGTTAAGTTGCTAAATCGGTTTTTAACCGCAGCATCTTCTGCAAGCAAGAACCCCTTATTTGGCATGACCACTACCTCTCGATAGTCCTAATTTATAGAGTTCTTCTTTAATTAATGGAACTAACTTTTCCTGAGCCCGGATGGAAGCCATACGTATAACAGGTGCTGGTGGTAGTTCTGGGGTACCGTACTCCAACAGTGTCGCATCGGGGTGTGGCGAGTGAATATTAACTACCATTTTTTCTTTATCAAATTCAACAATTATTGTGTTGGCTACGTCGCCCCAGTCGGCAGCAGCATCTTGGCGTACTTCCTTCTGGTACTCGGCAACGGCCCTATCCACAGCATTGTGGAACTCACCTAGTTTAGAAATAAGACTATGAACAGCCCATGGCATTCTGGGCTTTGGTTTAGATACTTGAACGTCAGAACTGAAATCAGAAGACACAGATTTAGAATTCCCAATCATTGGGTCTCCTTACAGTTCTAGGCGTTGGATGCTATGGCGCTCGCCATAACTATCTTAATTTTACCCTATTTGAGGTAAGGATGTAGGCCATGGAAGGTTGTTACTGCTGAGTGTTGGGAATGTATCGTCGTTGACAAACTCTTGGTCAACGTACAGTTCTTGACCTTGTAAGAGGACAAATACTTCCTCTTTTAGACGCCCTCTAACCCGGTAATCAAAGACTGAATAGAATCTACCATCGTAGGAAAACACATCGTTTAGATGTTCTCTATATTCCCATACGTGTGATACACCAGCATCTCGCATAGCTTTTATTGGTATAAAAGCGTCAATAGTCTCTAGAGTTAAACGGCCTTCAGGGATAGACCTACGTTGATCCTCAGCCTCTGAAACTAGAAGCACCGGCAAGATAACACCAGGCTTGTATTTACGCCCACCTATACCTGATGGTGCTTCATCGTACACGTCATCATAAACACTGTTTAGTGCTGCAGAGGTTCCGAGAGGAACAAATTCGTACCAGACAACAAATTCTTCCCCAGCCTCTTTGTGGCGTTTGTTAAAGTGTTTGTTTATTAACGAAAGTTCGGTATGAAGATTCATTAGTGGAAAG